TGCGAGCGCTGCGTTCAGCGGCTAGCCGTAGGGAAGCCCAACGCGCCGAAGACGAAACCGCGATGGGTGGCATCCGACGGGAACTTCAAACTTGTATTCGCCAGATCCAGGAGTTGCGGCAGGAGCCTCCGAGATCCACGCCATACCCCAGCGCCGGCCCCGCGCTTAACCTCAGTAAGAGGTCGCAGGCGATACGCATGCACCGGCGGGGCGATCCGCCTGAGCAGATCGCCTCCACTCTCGGCGTACCGCTCCAGGAGATCGAGCTCCTGCTCAAAGTCCACCGTATCGTAATCGCAACCCTCTGAGGCCGAGGTTTGCGCAGGCTCTGGCAGCCGATTGCGCTTACCGGCATTTGCTCAAGTCCTTTACCAGCCTCCACTTGTAGAGAGCACCCGTGTTCAATCCGGGTAAGTTCTTGCGGCCGGTTCAACTGGCGACTGTCCGATCATCGATTTCGGCTCGCTGGCAGTCCGCTCTAACTCGTTTGGGCGGCGGCGACACCCGACTTTGATTGAGCGTATCTATTTGCGCATGCGGAGCTTGTGCTGTTGCCAGCTCCGTGACGCACGCGCCGGCCACGCCGCTACACCTTGCGAAGCGGAGCTTGGCAAACTGCCCGGTGACAGGAGCATCGGAAATATTTGAGCTCGTAGTTTCACGGATTTACAGCTCTGGTCGGTACGGTTAGCGGGAGTACGCCTGTTACTGTGGGATCGGGATGAGGGTTGCGCGCGGCCCCGCGGGTTGCGGGGCCGCCTTTTTTTGGGGGGCGCGAGGGGAGGGGCAATGAGTGGGGTTCCGGGGAGTTGTGAAGTGTGCGGCCGGTGGAAGGAAATCCAGAAGAAGTACAGAATCGCAGAATTGGCCGAAGGCATCAGACTGGGCTTTCAGCAACGGCTGGAGCAGCAGGAGTTGAAACCAACGGTAGCGGAGTACTTAAAGCTGCTGCAAGTTGAACAGGAGATCGAGCAAGACAGCCCGAAGGAGATCAAAGTCACATGGGTGGAGACTCCGACGTCGTCGAATGGCGAGAAATAGTCTATGATCCGCTTCCTTCACAACGGAGGTTCCATAAATCGGCAGCCCGGTTCAAGGGATTCTCAGGGCCGATCGGATCCGGAAAGAGTCAGGCGCTATGCCACGAAGCCATCAAACTGAGTTATATAAACGCGGGGAGGACGGGTCTAATAGGAGCGCCGACATACCCGATGCTGCGTGATGCGACGCAGGCAGCGCTGATCGAGACGCTAGGAGCTTGCGGCATACGCTTCGAACACAACAAATCCGAAAGCACGCTGACCCTCAAGGACACGAAGTCGAAGATCCTGCTTCGGGCGGTGGACGAGTTCGAACGGTTGCGCGGGACGAACCTAGCCTGGTTCGGGGTGGACGAACTGAGCTACGCCCCGGAGGAGGCGTGGCTCCGGTTGGAGGGGCGCCTGCGCGACCCCAAAGCTCAGCGGCTCTGCGGCTTCGCGGTCTGGACGCCAAAGGGCTTCGACTGGGTGTATCGACGCTTTCTGGCGGTGGGACAGATGGCTTACGAGACGATTTTGGCTGCGCCATTTGAGAACCGACATTTGCTGGACAAGACGCCCGACTACTACGAGCGCCTCCGGAGCAGCTACGGCGCATCGCTCTTCGAGCAGGAGGTCTTAGGCCGATATCTTAGCCTGGACGGCGCGCGGGTGTATTCGTCGTTTGAGCGGGCCGCTCACGTCCAGAACTCCGCGGCGGAGCCCCAGCGGCCTTTGATTTGGGCGCTGGACTTCAACGTGGACCCCATGTGCTCCGTGATCGTGCAGTTGCAGGGCACGCGAGTGGTTGTGCTCGATGAGATCGTGTTGCGCCATGGCACAACCTACCGGGCCTGCGAGGAGTTCGTGAGGCGGTACGGCAATCACCCTGGCGGTGTGCAGATCTATGGCGACGCATCGGGGTTCCACCAGCAGACTACGGGCAGTTCGGATTACGACATGATCCGGGAGTACCTCCGGGCGCACTCGCCGGTGCATGTTGAGTTCCGAGCGAAGCGTTCCAATCCCCCGGTGAGGGACCGGATCAACGTAATGAACGGAACGCTGAAATCGGCCGTTGGGGTTACCGGAATGGTCGTCGACCCCAAGTGTAAGGAGCTGATCGCCGATTTCGAAGAGGTGCTGTACAAGGACGGCGGAAGCCAGATCGACAAGGACCGTGACCGGATGCGAACCCACCTTTCAGACGCCCTGGGATACCTGGTCTGGGAGCGGCGCAGGCCGGCGCAAGTGGTCGGAGAACAAGGACGGCGGCTGCTCGTCAACTGAGAAGGAAATGCAGAACATTAATCGCGAACATCCCGAGTACATCGCCCGGAAGGCGATGTGGAAGCAGTATAGAGACCTTTACGCAGGCGGAGAGCGATTGCGGGCCAATGCATCGGACTATCTGGTTCGGCGACACAGAGAGCCGGGAGACGTTTTCCAGGAGCGCCTGAGCCGGGTGTTCTACGAGAACTACATCGGCTCAATCGTGGACTGGTACGCGGCGACGCTGATCCGGCGCGCCCCTGCCGTCGCAATTGAAGGCGCCGACGGCGCAGCGAAAGAGTACTTCAGCTTGCTGGCGCGTAATTGCGATCTGAAAGATACGAGCCTGAGCGAGTTCTTTCGCCAGCGGTTCGTTCAGACGCTTGTATACGGGTGCGCCTATACGGTCGTCGACTTTCCAAGGATCAATGGGGCGGCGCTGAGCCGCGCCGAAGAGGATGCATCGGGACAGTCGCGTGCGTATTTGGTGGATTACACCCCGGAGGAGGTCATCAACTGGAATCATGACGAGGCGGGATGCCTGGAATGGGTGGTAATCCGGACGTCCTGTTTGCAGCAATCGCAGGTGACGGATGCACGATGGGAGCGCGAGACTCGTTGGCTCTATTACGACCGCGAGAAGTTCCGAATCTTCCGGAAGGCGGGTGACTCGCAGCCAATTGAGCTGGCGGCCGAGGGCCGCCACGGACTGGCGGCCCTGCGGCGCGTCCCGCTATTCCGGATGCAGGTTTCCGAGGGGCTATGGCTGACGAACAAAGCGGCCCTGCTGCAACTGGAGCACTTCAACAAGTCCAACGCGCTTGCGTGGGCCCTGACTATGGGCCTCTTCGCGATGCCTGTGATTTATTCCGACCGCGAGTGGAGCCAGATGGTGGGCGAATCCTACTACATCCAACTGGGCGCTCAAGATCGGTTCGGATGGACGGAGCCGGAAGGCAAGGTGTATCAGATTGCAGCGGACAACTTGATGCAGCTTAAGGACGAGATCTACCGGGTGTGCTACCTCATGAACCAGGCCGGAACGCCCAGCAGCGGAGACATGCGGATGTCGGGTATTAGCAAACAGCGCGACTTCAGCGTGACGCAGGAGGTTCTGCGGGCGTATGGCGACGCCGTGAAACAGAACATGCGGCAAGTGCTGGGTGCGATTGCCGCGGCGCGCCAAGACGCAGTGTCGATCGACGTCACGGGGCTCGACGAGTTCGATATCGATGACTACAGCGGGGAACTGGACGACGCTAAGAAGCTTCTGGAGCTGGGGATCGGCTCGGACACGTTGCAGAAGCAGGTGTTCAAGAACCTCGCCTTCAAGTACCTGTGCGGAGCGAGGCAGGAAGTCAAGAACAAGGTAGCGGAGGAGATTGAGCGCATGAAATACGTGGAGTAGGAGAGATAGCGAATCAGGAGGCTTATGGAAGAGACAGACGTTCAAGCGATTGTGCGGCAGGCGATTCAGGAATACACCAGCAACGAGCAGGCTAAGAGCGAGCCCGCATACAAAGCGGAGCTCGCGGAGGAGCGCAAGAGGCGGGAACAACTGGAACGCCGGTTGAACGAACTCGTGGCGGAAAACAAACATAGCCGCAAGCTGGCGGAGGAAGCCGAACGCAGCTCCCAAGTGCGGGCGGAACTCCAGCGGCTGGGTGTGGTGAAGATCGATCTTGCGTTCAAGGCGGTGAGGGACGACATCGAGCGTGCCGAAGACGGGCGATTGATGGGCCGGGGAGACGAGGGGCGGGTTTCCTTAAAGGAATACCTCTCGAACTTCGTCGCGGAGAATCCCGAGTTCCTGCCGGCTCGTATCGCCGGCGGGACCGGCGTGACGGCGACCCTCAGGTCGCCGGCGGAAGGGCCGGAGACGATATCTCTCGACCAGATCCGGCCGGGCATGAGCGCGGAAGAGATGCAGCGGGTGCGAGAGGAAATCGTACGCGTTGCGTCGCGGACCCTTCGGGGACTGTGAATAACGATCGGGCCCGAAAGGCCCGGATAGGGAGGACTCAAGGAAAGAATGGCAGCTATTACCTCAACAAACGTCGCAAACGCGATTGTGAAACTGGTGGCGGCGGACGCTTTGCCGGCCCTGGTGGGAAACCTCGTCATGGGGAACCTGGTGAATCGCGATTACGAGCCGGTGCTGGCAAACGCCGGAGACACTATCAACGTGCCGATTCCGCCTGTGATGACGGCGAATAACCTCGCCGACGGCGGGTCGGTGCAGGCCCAGAATCCGAGCTTGGGCAACGCGCAGATCGTGCTCGAGAATCACGTGGAAGCGACCTTTCAGATTCCGGACGTGACGAAGGCTCTGGCCGTGCCGGACTTGCTGAAGCTCTATATGCAGCCGTCCGTCGCGGCGATCGCACAGAAGATTGAGAGCGACTTGCTCAACCTGTATGCGGGGTTCACAACCAATCCGGCCGTGGGCACGCCAGGGACGGCGCTGACTGAGGCGACGATCGACGCCGCGGAAACGGCGCTCTTTAATGCGATGGTGCCGTCCAACCAGGAGAAGTACTTCGTGGTCAGCGCGGGCGCTTATTCGCAATGGCGCCAGATCCCGCTGTTTGAGGAGTTCCAGACGGCGGGGGCCTCGGGCCTGCGGGCCTTGATCGATGGGACCGTCGCGAAGTACAAGGACTTCTACGTGTTCCGTTCGCAGTTCGTCCCGCAAACGGGGACAGCGCCGGGACCGTACACGACGCATAACCTGGCGTTTACCAAGGACGCCATTGGCCTGGTCATTCGGCGTCTCCCCCAACCACTTCCGGGTACGGGAGCTATTGCGGAGTACGCCGAGCTGGGCAATTTCGGCATGCGCGTGGTGATGAGTTACCAGCCCGATACGCTGGCGCAGCAGTTCACAGTGGACGTGCTCTACGGCTGCGGCGTCCTGCGCAACTCCGCCGGCGTGCAAGTGAATACGTAGGCGCGGCCGATTCACGGGGACTATCCCGATCCCAGCAGCCGAAGCGCTTCCCGCAGGGATCGTGGAGAGTCCCCGAACAGTATTACTGCCCTAATTGGCGATTCAAGGAGAACGCATGGATCTGACAGCGTATTACCAGAAGATTCGAAGCACAGCGGCATCGATCAAGGACGAATACCCGGTTGTGGTGAGCGCGGTAACGCCAGATGGCGGCAAAGCGGGAGTGTTAACCGAGGTCACGCGCGCGGTAGCCGCGAAGATGATTGTTGACGGCGAAGCGAACCTCGCGGCCAGCGCCGCGGCAGCGGCATTCCGGGCAGCGCAGGTAGCGGCGAAGGCGGCGGCCGATCAGGCGGCGGCGGCGTCCAGGGTGCAAGTCTCGATCTTGACGCCGGCCGAGTTGAACAAACTGAAGACGGCCGACTCCCTAAAGGATCGGACTTAACGGCAATGGCCCTGTTTATGGACGGTCCGATTTCGACCATCGACGATCTTTCGGCCCAGGACTCGCAGTTAGCAGATGTGGCGTCAGCCGATGGGATCGACGTGACGCAAAAGCTGGCGCTGGCCCAGGAACACGTCGCGCAGGAACTCGAAGGACTGCTGGCCGGGATGGGCCGTCCCGAGCAGTCCCTATGGCGTTCGGCGCGGCTGAGCCTCCATCACGTTGCGGTGACGCCGGCGCTGAAGCTATGGCATACGTACCGCACGCTGGAGATAGTCTATGCGGACGCCTACAACAACCAGTTGAACGACAGGTATGCGGGGAAACGCGATCAATTCCGCTCGATGGCGAGTTGGGCATACGACAAGTTCGTGCGGATCGGAGCGGGAATCGTGTACGACCCCATCCCCAGGGCTACCAAGCCAACGCTCACGGCAGTTGAGGCGGCTGCCGGAGCTTTGCCCGATGGAATCTACTTCGTAACCATGGCGTGGGTGAACCAAGCCGGCGAGGAAGGAGCTAGCGCCGAAGCAAACACGATTTCTACAGCGGCCGCGACGCTGGCGGTGCAACCTCGGGATCCGCCGAAAAGCGCCGTGGCATGGAATGTCTACGCCGGCATAGACGCTGGCTCGATGTTTCGGCAAAATGGCGCTCCAATCCCGGCCGGTCTGAGCTGGACACAGCCGTCGATGCTGACTACCACCGGTCCGCGAGCGGGCCAAGGGCAAGAGCCAGCGTTTTTCCGCCCGATGCCGCGGGTATTGCTGAGGGGCTAATGACACAGGGAATCGGAAGCGCCGTGAATAGTCAAATTCTCCAGCGGCTAACGTCGAGTACAGGAGTCAATTCCACACTTGCCGCGCTGGTGGGCGTGGGGAACGCGCCTCCGCCGGTAATTGACGCGCTGCAGATGCGCATTCAGAACGTGGCGCCGGATTTAATGGAACGGGCCGAGACGGTGAGCTATCCGGCGGTCAACATTTACTGCGAAAAGCTCGCGAACGCGTTGACGGAGAAGTCCCGGAGCTTTTCGGGTACGGCGCGAGTGGCCGTGGAAGTGCGGCATTCGCACGACCGGTTGCAGTGCTTGCAGGGCGCCTTGGAGCTTTTTGCCGATGCGATTGCGCAGACGCTGAGCGCGAATCGCGGCGATTGGGGCAACGGGCTGTACTACGCCGGCGTTTATGAAATCTCCTATAGCCCGGTGAAGCAAGGCGGAAGGAACTTCGTTCAGTCGGCGAAGATCACCCTGGAAATCGGAGTGAGTAGAAATTGATATGTCGTCGTACATTTTGTCGAATTCAAACCGCTTCTATACCGCTCTGGAAGCTGCCTACGGAAATGTGGCGGCGGTCACGGCGGCAAACCGCATCCCCGCCTTGAAGCTGGCGATGCAACAACAACTCGACGTGAATGCGCGCCAGGACAAGACCGGCAGCAGGACCTTCCCAGGCGTGCCCGCGGGAGGGCGATTGCGGACCGCATTCGAGTTGCGCACCTATTTGACGAGCTGGCAGCAGTCGGCCAGTGCGCCGCAGAACGGGCCCGCGCCGGAGTTGACGGGTCCGGCTTATGGGCCACTGTTCCAAGCGGCGCTTGGCGGCTCACCGCTGCTATTCATGGGTGGAACGGTGGCGTCTTGCACGGCAGCGGGCGTCCTCATCTTTCAGGCTCCGCACGGTTTGGTAGCCGGGCAAGCGGTATCTTGCGGCGGCGAGATCCGATTCGTGGCGGCAATCGTTAGCTCGGTCGGAGTGCAGTTGAATGCGCCGTTTGCGGACCCGCCGGCTGCCGGCAGCGCCGCGGGGCCGACTGTCACTTACCCGCCGGCTTCGCAGCTGCCGAGCGTCAGCATCTACGACTACTGGTCTCCCGCGACAGCGGTGCAGAGGCTCCTCTGCGGAGCGGCGGTTGACGAAATGGACATCCTCCTGAACGGTGACTACCAGGAGTTCCGCTTCCGGGGCCTGGCTCAGGACCTGTTGGACAGCAGCAGCTTTAGCAACGGGCAAGGCACTCTCGCGAGCTTTCCGCAGGAACCCGCGGTTGGCGGATTCGATTACTCGATCGTGCCGGGCAATATGGGAGAGGCCTGGCTGGGTGCATCCCCCTCGCAGTTCTTCACGATTACGGGCGGGACGGTGACTTTGAAAAACGGGCTGGCGATGCGGTCGAGCGAATTCGGAACGAACCTGCCTCAAGCGATTTCGCCCGGGCCCCGCACGGTGACAGCGTCCTTTGAGCTGTTCAGCATGGACGATAGCGCGACCAAGTCCCTTTACCAGGCGGCGCGACAGCAGTCGCCCATCAGCGTCATGTTCCAGTTGGGACAGGCGACGGGCCAGTGTATGGGCGTTTGCATGAACAGTGTGGCGCCGGTGGTACCAGAGTTCGATGATGGACAGAACCGCCTGCTCTGGGAATTTCGTGGATCGCGTGCGCAAGGGATAGCGGACGATGAAATCGCGGTGGCGTTCGGATAGCAGCGCGAGGCGACGATGACTTACGAAAGCATCAAGGTAGTGGAGTCAGCGGTGGCGCCTGGCGTGACATATACGGTCTCGAGAATGTCCTTCGCTCGCCGAACCGAGCTGATGATGCTGGTGAGGGAGTTGGCGCGGAAGGCTGAGTTCCTGGAGGCCGGCGGCGCGGGCGAACAGATGGACGGAGCGCTACTGGGCAAGGAGATCGACCGGCTATATCTCACCTGGGGTCTGCGGGCCATCGGCGGCCTGCGAGTCGACGGCGCGGAGGCGACATCCGAAATTCTGGCGGCCGCGGGCCCCGAGGATTTGTTTTACGAGGCGCTGGCGGCGGTGCGGGCGGAGATGGGACTCGGTGAGGAAGAGCGAAAAAACTGATCGTCGCCTTTCAGTTTCAGTTTTCCAACCAAGCCGGTTGGAAGTGCGACGCCTGCAGGAAAGCCGGCTTGGAAAGGAAGAGGCGATGCGGTTGGCTGGCGCAAGCGGGGCCGCTTAGAGCGCCAGCGCTGGTGTGGGCGAGGGGAGGGGCCTCGCTCACAACCTGTCCGAAATCGTATATCACCCCGGAGAGCCTCGCTCTGGTGGAGGAGTTCCTGCTACGGCGCCATCTGGGCATGGCGGGCTTTGGAGAATTAACCGGAAAACAGGCGGACGCGTTCTGCGTGCTGGCAAACGAGCTGGCGGCGGAGGAGAGAAATGGCGAAGACGACGCAAGCTAAGCTGCTGGATAAGTTCCTGGAAGCGGCTGGCCAAGGGAGCCGGGAATCGTTGGCCGCGCTCCGACAGGCGGACGATCTACAGACGCCGCTGATGGGGAGGCCGGCCGACAAGAGCGATAGGCCCGCAGCTTTGACGAAACCCCCTTCTCTGAAAAGCAGCGCCTTCACCTTCAGAGGAAATGCCTTCCCCTCCAGCTCCGTCAAAAGTAGCGGCGGAGCCTCAGTGGGGTCGGTTGTGAAGACAGTGTTTGAGAGCGGGTTGGGAGTTGTTCCCTTGGTCGGGAACTTGATCGGGCTCTTCGGCGGCTCATCGAGCGCCCGTCCGCGTCCCAAGAAGTACCAGATGCCGCTATCTCTCAGCTTTGCGGCGGACGATAACGGAGGCGCGCTGACCAGCGTGAGCTTTGACCAGACGGGCGTGCCGAGGAGCGCCGCGAACTCCGGCGTTGCGCTCGAGAGCGCCGCGGCCCCCGCGCAAAGCTCGGCGAATCTCCGGGAGGTTGACGCGCAGTGGTTCATGGATCATAGCTCTGAAATCGCCGCGGCGGTGCGCAACGCAATGCTGAATTCGAACTCGATCAACGATGTCGTGAGCGACCTCTAAAGATGGCGACTTTTCCCAAACTCAAAACTGGCGTTGCGACGCAATATCCGGCGGCCCGAAAGCTGAGGTATCAAAATCAGGCGCTGCGATTTCTCGACGGGACCGAACAGCGATACTGCGATTGCGCCGGGCCGCTGCGTCAGTGGCAGATTCCGCTAAACCAACTGGATGAAACTGAGATTTCCGCCGTGGTCCAGTTCTTCAGCGATAACCAGGGGGCGTTCGGGAGCTTTTCCTTCGTTGACCCGTGGGATGGCTCGGAGTACCCAAACTGCAGCCTGCAATCCGACGCGCTTGTTACCACAGCGGCGGGCGAGATGGACAACCTAACCATCTTGACCGTGGTTCAAAACGCGGAGTAGCGATGCTGGCGTATCCCCAACTCGGTACTGGCGCGCTTAGCCAGTTTCCGGTGCGTATCGAAAGGCGGGCCCGTACCGTCGTGAACGCGGCCCCCGATGGAACCGCAATCAAACTCGCCGACCCGGCTGGAACGGTGACGGAATGGACCCTTAACTACACGGGCTTGTCCGACGCCGAGCGGTTCACGCTAGAACAATTCTTCGCTTCCGCCCAAGGATCGTTGAACGGCTTTACGTTTGTCGATCCGGCGGCGAACCTGCTGGCTTGGAGCGGCGATCCGAGTCAGCCGGTGTGGGTTCCCGATCCCGCCCTCACGGTGGCCGGCGGGGTCGGGGACCCGTTTGGCGGGACGGCGGCGTGGAGCCTGACGAATACGGGAGCTGCGCCGCAAAGCCTGACGCAGACGCTCCCTGCGCCGGGCGAATATCTCTATTGCCTTAGCGTGTATGCACGGGCGCTGACGGCGGGCGCCGTGACGATGTCTATCGGGACCAGCCAAACCGTGCATACCGTGACGGAACAATGGGCACGGATCACACTCGCGGCTCGCGGGGATTCGTCCGAGCAGGAAGTCGCGTTTGGGCTCCAGGTTCCGGCTGGCGTGCAAGTAGAGATCTATGGCATGCAAGCCGAACCGCAGCCGGCCGCTTCGGAGTACCGAGTGAGCACAACTGGCGGCGTCTACCTGAATGCACGGTTGCGCGACGATCAATTCACCGTAATCACGACGGCTCCGGGGCGCCATTCGTGCTCGGTCCGAATCCTTTATGTCAACCATCTATAGCCTGACCGAACAGGCCGTGATCAACGCGCCGCTGCTGTTGTTCGACTGCACGCTGGCGAACGGCCACACAGAGAGCTGGTGCACTCATAGCGTCACGGTGAATGGCACGAACTACGCGGCGCGCGTGCTGCAGCACGGTGCTTTTGAAATGCAGCCGGCATCGGCTCAGGGCGTCGACGGGCTGTCGCAAATCTCCTTGGTGCTGGCAAACGCGGATTCGCACTTCTCCGAACTCGAACAGGCAGTCGGCTTCAAGGGCGCGCGGCTGAAGGTGAGTTTCTTGATCTACAACCTCGCAAGCCACGAGCCGGCGAGCGAGATAGCAGTGGTATTTCAAGGCATCTGCAATCCGGCCGATGAAATACTGGAAGCGACCCTCCGCTTGACAGCAATCAACCGCATGAGCCTGCAGCGCGTCCTGCTGCCACAGGTGCGCATCCAGCGGGCCTGCCCGTGGAACTTCCCCGGTACTCCGGAGCAGCGCGCGGAAGCAATCGCCGGTGGGGACAAGGGCACTTACTCCCTGTATTACCGCTGCGGTTATTCGGCTGACATCTCCGGCGGCTACGGGAACCTCAATGGCGGAGCGCCCTATACGTCTTGCGGGTACACGCGTGCTGATTGCGTTGCGCGCGGCATGTTCGGCAATTTTGGGGGCCTGGAGTATATTCCTCCAGCTATCCTGGTGCGGCCGTCCGGCGGGAACGTTCAGCCTTCGGTCATCAGCCTCAACACAGCTCTGTACAACGATTTCGTGCCCATGTTGTACGGGACTGCCTGGTACGCGCCCCCCATCGTATTTGCGCGGAACGACGGCAATCTGATAAGGATGCAGGTACTGCTGGGGCTCGGGCAGATGGCGAGCGTTCTGATCGTGCTGGTGAATGACGTTGAGATACCGCGGGGCGTTCCCGGCGTGGACATGACGTCAACAGGCTGGTACAACATCCAGACACTCGGCGCGCGCACCGGCGCTACTGACCCGGACTTTCCCGGCGGCGACCCTTACGGGAGCATGGCGTACCTGTCCGTGGTGGTCCCGAACCAAGTCAGTTCCGGCGCCACGCTGCCGCGGATCCAAGTGCTGGCGCAAGGGCTGATCATTCCCATCTACGATTCAACTGGCGCGCAGACGAGCCTGCAGTTCAGCAACAATCCGGCGTGGATCCTGCTGGACATTCTCCGG